GCTTTAGGAAGTGCTGCGTTAGCTGTTGTGTTACCTGTAACTCCAGTAGCTATATCTGTATTAATTGAGTTGGCTAACTTAGCAGCAGTTACATTGTCGTCTAAAATCTTAACCGTTGTTACCGCATTTGCTTGAAGTTCTGAAACTGTAATCGCATTTGCAGCAATATCTTCTGCGACAATAACATCGACTCCGAGCTTTGCCGAAGTAATTGCGTTGTCAGCTATCTCTGTAGTGCCTACAACTCCTGCTGCTATGTGTTTGTTTAATATTGAATCGTCTGGTAAGACATTAGTAATGGTTACTTTCTTAGAAGTACCACCATCATTAATGAGTAATTCTTCATTACCATCTGTATTGGTTAATGCTGTTAATGCTGATACTTTAATTTGTGCCATTTGTTACTCCGCTATAATGTAGTAATTTAAAGAATTGTTATTTGCGTCAACAAGAGCTTCTGTTGCTAGATAAAATCCATTTTCAGTTTGTATTTCTAAAGCTGTAGTTTGTGTAGGATCAAACTCTCTTTCCCATTGCCTTTTGTTAGCCAAAATAGCAAAGGTTTTTTGCCTTTTCCAATACATCTTTGGCATTAAAGTCTAAACCTTAGTTTTCTGCGACCAATTCTTTGCCTGTCTGTTAAAGACCTAATTTGCTCTTGCACTTCTTTAATAAGAGGCGTGTATTTAGTAACAACTGTGTCAGATTTTTTCTTACTGATTCTGCCAGATGGCGTACCCTCATACGAGCCACCTTGTACTCTAGAACGAGATTCGCCTGGAGTTTTTGAACTTGCGTGTTCATATTCATAATTTGTAGCCTCTTTTTTACTTGTTTCATTGTGTGATTTAAGTTGTTTACCGTTGTAGGTAGGTGCTTTATCTTCTGATTTAATGTCCTCATGATCTTCATCAGAATCCATAAGACCATCTAGCATGTCCATTAATGAGTCTAATTCTGTTTCTGGCTCTGGATCATTGGCAAATTTAAGGGCGTTTTCTTCTCGAAACTCATCAATAGAAGGAGTATCTTCATCATTCTCATTATAATACTGGTCATAGGTTTCTTCTAGCATCCTTGACCATATTTCCATGATCCTAGCCTTAAAGCGATCTATCTCTAATAAGCTAGAAGTATCTGACTTTTCAATAGTATCTTCAAATATGTCCACTAAATTTATCCTTATATGTACCGTTTTTGGTTTCGCTAATGCGTTTGCGTTCTCTTTGATTCCATTGTGTTGATTCATATCCAAACGATGGGCGTATATCAGTATTAATAGTCATAATAACTTGACCTTTACTACCGCACTCTGGACATTCTTTCTTTGTTTCTCTTTCTTTATATGAACATAACTCTTCAAATACATGTCCAGACTTACATTCGTAATCGTAATAAGGCATAACTATCTATCCAATGCTTGTTTAAATTCTTCTAATTCATTTCTAAAAATTGTGCCAAATGGTAAATCTTTAGACCATTTTCTCATTGTATGTACATTTGCATTTTCACCACCTAGCAAATACCCGCCTATTACTTGATCAAGCCTACTTGTGTTCCACCAATCATCAATTTCTCGTGTTTCACCTGTAAGTTTTGCATATTCATACGAATCTTTTTTCCATTTTTGTACTTCTTTATCTTTATTTGCTGATTCTTTTAATCTGTTATGCCAATAAGGAGATGTTTCATTTAATCTATGTAGGGCTTCTCCAAAAAACATATCTCCTTCAAAATTACCTGTACTTCCACCTTCTCTTAATTTTTGTTCATTAATATAAGCTGTATTACCTATTACTTCACCATAATAAGGATGTTTTTTATTAAATTCTGCCTCTTGTTGAGGATTTGCCCTTGTAACACCATTTAAAATTAATTCTCTTAAACTAGGATGTGGGTTGCCAACTTTTAACATTCCTTTAATCATAACTATTCCTAATTAATTCAGAATAACCCCCTCGTTAGAAGGGGCTACAGCTTAACTAATTAAGCACCTGGAACTACAAACGCAACACCAGCATCGTTACGAAGTTCTGCAACTCCATAAAGAGTATCAGCAGTGAACAAATCACCTAAATACTCTTGCTTGTATTGTGTTTGACTTCTTACGCCAACTTGCTCTGCTAAAACTAGAGCATCTTTGTGGAATAAGCAACCAACTCTATCAGTTGCAGTGTCGGCAGTAGTAGTAGTAGGACAATTAGATGAGATGTAAACATCAACACCATAAATCATACCAATCTTGCCAGTCTTAATTGCTTCACCATTACCAATGAACTGTTGCTCTGTGAATCTGTTGATTCCAAGCAAGTCATTCGCTGCAATTGGTGGCATTACGATATAACGATTGTCCATAGGAACATTCGCATTATCTAGTTTAAGAATCATTGCTCTGATTCCTGCATCCGTAATGTCTGCTGCGTTAGAAGAGTTACCAGTATAGAAAGCTGCACCAGTTGAACCGATGTATGCTTTCTCCCAAGCTGCTGCATTTGCACCTGCTACTGTTCCGCCTTGAAAACCTTCCCATAGTGTAACTAGGTCAGTGTCCACCTGCGTTGCGAGTGCAAAGCCAGCATCGTCAGTATAGAACTTTCTCATTGATGCTAGTGATTGTACTTCTGCAATATCCTCAATTAGCTTAGAGTATTCATAATGCTTATTGATTGTTACTGTTACAGCCGAGTTAGTAGCAGCACTCAATGTTACTTGTGTGTTTGCTGCTTTTGCACTTGCTGCACCTCTAGCGGGCACTGGAATATATATTGTGTCGCCTTTTTTTCCTTTATGTGATAATTTTGTAACCAGATTAGCAGTTACTAAATTTGACTTGTACGCACCTATAACTTCATCACTCCACAACTCTGGGATGAAGTTATTCGCTACGGCAGCCGTGGTGTTATTTGTTCCTAACGCCATTTTACTTCTCCTATTATAGTATTATATTATTTAACCCTACCTTCTGCGTATGCTGACTGAATTTCATCTGCCAAAGTTGCATATCGGTTAGGATCTGTTACCTGTAGATTGATTAAATCAGCTCTACGGTAAACCTTTTTGCCACCTACGGAATCTCCTGATGATCTGCTTTCAGAACTTGTCTTTTTCATTGCATTTTCTATCTTAGACCTTTCTTCAGCTACTGCTTCTTGGGTTTTTCCAGACATTTCTGTCTTAGAATACCAATCAAAAAGTTCTATAGCTAAATCTGATCTATATTCAGAATCTGCTTTACGAAACATTTCAGTTCTTGTTGCACTATCACCAATAAATTTTTGGAAGCCAGAATCTTTAACGGTTTCTTGCCAATCTGGATAAGCCTTATCTAAGGAATCCAAATTATGCTTTTGCACATTTCCCATTCTTTCTTCTCTCGCCTTTATAACATCTGGGTGGTTTTCTATTGCCTTATTCACAGCGTTAACTGGATCGTCAAAGAAGTTGTCCTCCTGTGCTACAGGTTCTTCTGGTGGAATAGTTTCTGTTGCTTTATTTTGTGCATCCATCAAACTTTGCATTAACTTTCTTTGTTGACCAAGTTCATCAGCCTGTCTACTCATTAATGATTCAGCTTCTTGCTGCATTTTAATAACCTCTGACATTGATTTACCAGCATACTTTGCAGGAATTTCTGGTTCAGATTGTGAAGTTACCTCCGTCTGTACCTCTTGTGTTACTTCCTGTGTTTCTGTTATTGGTTCACCTGTTGAGGGTGCTACATCTACTATTATACTTTCACTCATTGTGTTGTTCTCCGCCCTCGTGGGGTTCTGAAGTTATTTTATGTTGAATTTCCGTCTTGGAGTTCTTCCAACGCTAGGTTTGTTGCGGTTTCTAAACTTATAATAAAATTTATTAAACGCAACTGACCTTTGATAAACCAAAGGTCTTTCTCAGAATTAATACTGTCTAAGTTGACAATACTTTCTTCTAAATTCTTTATATCTTCGACTAAATCTAACCAACCATCTGTTTCCATCATCCCTATTCTATCTTCTAGGAATTTTTCATCAGTTTTAGTCATTATTGAACTGTATTATTAATTTGTTTTTTAATTCCTGCTGCTCTAGCATTAGCTAAGTTTAATATTGTTTCAGATTTAAGATGTTCTACTTCTGGAATGTTTCTAGCAGTTTCAGAGCGTTTGTTTTCAATATCAGCAGCAATTTTTTGCAATCCAATTTGATCTTTTTGAAGTTTAAGTATCTTTTCTTGGAAGTCCATTTCATTTGGTTGATTTGACATAGCTTCAGATTGCCATTTCATAGCTTTAGCTTCTTCTTCTTTAGCTTCAGCAAAAGTTTTCTGCACATTTGCTTGAAGTTGTTGCATTTCAAGCTGCATACTCATCTGTTGCATTTCTTCCATTTCAGGATTTGGTTGATCACCCTGCATAAGGGCATTAACAATTTGATCTCTGTTGTGTATGCTAGAATTTTGCATCATAGCAAGTAATATAACATTAAACGCAGGTGAATCTTTAGGTATTGCTTGTAGCATTTGAACCATTTGATTCATTTCAAGTTCTTTTGCCATTATACCCATAGTAGAATACGGTACAAACTTGTAATCACTCACAGGGTATCTATCTATATCAAATTGTATCTTACGCCACATACATTTATTAATAAGTGGTATAAGAAAAGTGTTTTGGAAATTCATTAGGGTGCGTTTCTGTCTTTTAATAGCAGCACTTTGCATCATTGACATGCCACTAGCAGTATCACCACCTTGTTGAGCACTATCAGCAGAGCCAGTACCCATCTGTATCATGTTTTGTAAACTAGCTACTTGATTAAATGTTGACTGATCAGTTGTACCCATGTCCAAAGGCATGATTGCTTCTCTAGGATTGCCATTAGTCAGTACAGTCTTACCTGCTCTAACTTCAAATTTTACTCCCCGTGGTAGTCGAGTCGCATCGGCAGCCATCATAGGTGTTGTTGTTAAAGCCAATGAGTCAATTCTTGCTCTCATCTCTGCGTCTAATGCCTTTTGTGGGTTGTAGCCTTTCTCTGCTACGCCTCTACCCCAGAATTTGTTTGGCACAATGTCGTGTTGGTAGCTAATGAAAGGTCTATCTGCCATCATAAAAGCGTTTTCTTCAACTCTAAGAATATGTTGGTCATTACACATAGTAACAACTGCTTCTACTAATTCATTAGATGATGATTTGTCATATTCAAAGTCATCTTTGTCTGCATTTGCTTTAAGGAATCGTTTCGGTACTTTGCCCCAATACTCTGTAATCTTAACGGAGTCTGATTCGTCTGCTTGTTTAGTTTCTGGATCATATCCAAATTTAACGGTGTCATAATCACCATCAAGAGGTACATCTCTGTAAATGCCAGAGCGTATTCCTTCAACAATATGGTATCTAGGCTTAATGACTTCATGTGCAACACCTAATGCTTCATTAATTGAGTTTGCAGATGGATCAATTAAAAATTCTTTTGGAGAAATTGGCTCAACATGGACATCTATAGATTGAATTTCTACTATAGTTCTTGTAGTGGCCATAGTACCATCAATATTTTGCTCTGAAGGTGTTCTTTCCATAGTTTGTTTAACTACAATCTTACCAATACCTGTTCCGTAGATAGCACCATTAAGAAATACTTCGCATAAAGAGTCTTTAACACCTGTTTTCTCTAAATCTTCTTGTAACAAATTACGAATGTACTCTGCATCACTAGGATCTTCGTCAAGCATGTCATCTTTAATGTCAAACCACTTGCCTCTTCCAAATGTAGCCTCTTCTAGTTCTGCAACTGAGGACTCTATAGCTTGTTGTAGTGCGGGAGCAATAAGTCTTGAGCGTTCTGACTGCCTGGTCTTATCTTCAGCAGACCAGATACCACGCCAAAGCCTGTAATATTCATCCCACATAGGAATGTAATTAATATTTCTATGAGTACGCCAACTATCAAGACGATATGATAACCAACTAGCTAATGCCTGGTATTTGTTTTCTTGATTATTCATTTATTTCATAATATCCCTATTTTAAGTGCCGATTATATCACATAACTTAATATTAATGCAGCTTTCTGTCTATAGTTTCCACAACAATATCACCATCCATTAACATTTTACATATGGTAAGATCTATTGAATCTTCAAATTGATCTACAATTTCTGGGTATAAACTTTCTTGATGCCCTAAAGTTTCTGTTAACAAATTAGATATAATTTCACACGCTACTATATATCTTTGCATAATAGTATCTTCATCACTACTAAAAAGCAATAGCTGTTCTATTTCTTCTTCTGTTAAATTACTAATATCCTGCAATTGCATCCATTGGACTCCATTCATCATCTAATTCAATACTGTGGGCAAAATCTGCAACACTAACTTGATCTATATACGCTAATGCATCAAGCATATCATCATGTGCCAATCTATTTGGAAAGTCTACCATTTGATTTGTAAACTCTCTCCACTCTCTTTTGTCATTAAAGGTTATTTGACCATGTTCCATTCTACCTTGTAATGCCCAAGTAATTCTATCATTTTTCTTTTTACCGCCATGTCGCATTTCAATAATAGATACCCACTTACCCTCTGTTCTCATTTCATCTTCAAGATAAGGTAATATAGCGTTACGCAATGATCCAGTTTCAATGCCTACTGTAGAAGATTCTACCTTCATCGCAGATGAAAGGATTTTTTTAGC